GACTTTCTTAAATTCTTTTTCTCTACCACCTTCAAAACCTTGTGGACACATTTGGCATGAGTAATTACAACCACCAGCTAATTCCATATCTAACTGTCTAATTTTTTTCATACCATCAACCCCTTTAGTATTAGTTTAAAACTAGTACTATCAAATTTAAGGAAAGCTTTATAGTCGTTCATAAGTTTGTAAACATCTTTCCAAACATAATCGTCAATAAGTTCAGCATTCCATGCTTTATCAAATTGTAATATTGAGTTGAGTATCACTAAAGTTTCTAATGAAACTCTTTTACCAAGATATTCTTTTAATAATTTAGGGTGTTTGTTTTTAGATACGGCAACTAAATTTTTATCTAGTATTGGTTCTATCTCTGACTTAAATGTATAAGTCAAACTTTGTATTTTCTTTTTCCACCCTGTATAATTTTCTTCATCAAACTTACCAACCCACCCTTTAGGATGTATTAAAAAGTTAGCAAGTAAGTAATCTTGAACATCTTCTTTATTTTTGTATTTATGAGTTAGTTTAACAAAGAAAACTCTATCGTTTCTTTTGTAAAACGAATCTCTTGACACTTTACTTTTACCATTATATTTGACAAAATCATAATTGCTTTTATCAAAGTGAGCCTTCATGGAGCAGTACATTAAATATGCATCTATTGGTTGCATTACATAGGTAGTTTAGCAGACTTAGGTAAATAATTTAAATCCCTTGCGTTTGCTTCTATTTTTTCTTTTAAGTTTTTTGTTAATAATTTTGCTGTAGTTACAGGTTCGATACCCAACTGTTCACAATATAAAGATATTGCTTCTAAGTGTGTAACTCTTTTATGAAAAGAAATCTTCTCTATTTCCAGAGAGAATGTCTTTGGTGTGTGTGATGTTGTGTCTGACATTATACACAACCTGTTGGTTTTGGAAGACCACCATATTTTGCAATTATTTTCATAGGTCCTGATTTAAAGACTTCGTATAATTTACTTGCTTTTCTATCCATACCAAACTCCTTTGCAAAGACACGAACAGCAGGAACTGTACCTGTTTCATTGTACATTTCTTTTGCTTTGTCTATGTATGTTTTGATTTCTTCTGTTATGGCATAATTATCTTCTTCTGCCATTTGATTCATAACTTCTTCTGACCAATCACTTGTGTTGATAAGAAATCCGTCACCGTCTCTATCCAATTCCATAATATACTCCTTAATTTTCACCATTATACTATACTAAAACATGTATTGTCAACTTTTTTTAATTATTAAAATGCAGCACTAGAACCACAACCACATGTGGATTTGGCATTTGGGTTTTTAATAGTAAATGCACTACCATTTAGTGGGTCATTAGTGTAGTCAATTGTTGCACCATCAAAATACATTCCACTCATAGGGTCTACAAGAAGTTTGACTCCGTTAGTTTCAAATATCCAATCGTCATCTTTTATCTTATCTAAGGTGAATCCATATTGAAAACCAGAACATCCACCACCCTGTATAAAGGTACGAAGATTAAGACCATCTTCTTCAGTTGCCAAGATTATCTTTGTTTGGTCAGCTGCACTCTCTGTAAATATCATTTCCATTACTTGTACCACTCCGCTAGTGTTTCTTCTAATAATGGTATGTATTCGTGTTTTTTCTTAACAAACTCTTGTACTGTACCATTCTCCGTCACAACTAAAATTACTATTTGATTGATAGGTGTTCCTGTCATTTCCTCAAACATTTCAGCATATGCTGCTGTTTGAATATAGTAATTTTCATTATAAGAATCTTTTCTTTCGTTTGTAGATGTTTTAAAATCTACGATTGATAACTGATGTGCATAGTTTGCTATCAAATCTACTCTACCTGCTACTTTATATTTATCAGAATACAAACATGCCTCTTGTGCATAAACATCTGTTATGTATTCGAACTTTTTGTTTTTCAATTCAGTAAATAAAGTATATGGGAAAAAATCTTTCTTATGGTGTTCCATATCCTCACCATTCAGATAATCTTCGCACATCTTGTGTACTTTTGTACCTCTGGTTGCAGCTTTATTACATATGTAATTAGCAGTCTTTTCACCCACTCTTTTACGCCACTTCATCAACCCATCTTTACCTCTAGGTGACAATACTGTAGTAATTGAAGGATAATGATTTCCTTCTGGTGTTACATAATGTCTCTTACCATCAACTGTTTTTGTTTTTAAAACAGGAAAATCTAATTGTTCACTCATTATATTGTATGCCACTCCTTACCTTCAAATAATAAAGACTCTGCGAGTCTTCTTCTAATTAAACCATTTAGTGTTTTGCCTGCAGCTTTGTTCCATCTTTTCATTTCAGAAGGAACTGAACCGTAGTCTGTTTCATTTAATTTTTTCAACATAGTTGAACTTCTTAAATTACCAACACCTAAATTAAATGTCCATGCAACTAGTGAATCAAATTGACTTTGATTTAGTTCAACGATTACATTGTCATCAACATATTTTTCAAACTTTGCAATATCATTTTCTAACAATTCATCAGCTTCTGGTTGTGATATTATATCATCTTCCTTTACTCCACCTGTATGACCATAACCTATTGTCAATACATTAGCAGAACATCTATAAGCTTTTAATCTACAACCTTCAAATTTTTTAATCAGGGCTAATCCCTCTTGACTGCATTTCATAACTCAACTCCTATACCTTGTTTAGTTTTTTCTATGAGATAACTTCTCACGAAACCAGACCTTACAATATCTGGAATATCAAATTCTACACAATTAAATTCATCCATATTTTCTAGGACTTTGAAAAAATCGTGTAACCCATTTCTCTCATTCGTCTTTGTCAAATCTGTTTGACTAAAATCACCACAGAATACTATTTTAGAATCTTGCCCTACTCTTGTGATGATAGTATCTAACTCGTGGAAATTTAAGTTCTGACATTCATCAACTATTATGATTGAATTGTCAAATGTTAAACCTCTAAGAAACGAAGTAGATACAAAGTGCAAACTTCCTTGTCTTTTAAGTGCATCATACAACCCTCTAAATGATTCTTCGTTTGGTTGTTTGAACATGAACTGCACCATGTTTGAATATGGTACTTGATACAATGCAGCTTTGTCTTCTTCATCGCCTGGCAAGAATCCTATCTCTCTTGTCGGTATGAGTGAACGAACAATTATAACCCTATCAAAAGGTGTTTCATTATTTAAAACATCTTTTAATGCAAGGTATAATGATACAAATGTTTTTCCTGTACCAGCACACCCAAAATAAAAACCATTCTTATCTGCTTTATGACCCTCAAATACTAATTTTTGATTATCTGTGATGGGTTCAATCTTTACTAAATCTGTAGACGTAATCTCTTTCTTTTTTGACATTTACTTATTATCCTCTGGTTTACCTTTATGTTTTACATAACCTTTCTTTTCTTCTTTTTTTCTGTTCTTTTCAACCGTTGCTTTACAGAATTTACGAAGGTATTTTGCTACAAAATTTCTCATATTCTTAATATTTATAACCCTTTCTTATTATATCTTCCTCTATACATTTATTACCATACTGTATTTCTATTATTCTAGTTGGATTATCTGTATTATTTTCTAACTGATGCCAACTCTCAACAGGAATGTGAACATAATCATGTTTGTTTAAATCACTCCATGTTTCATTTAAATTATATCTAGCAGAACCTTCTGATATTATCCAGAATTCACTTCTTTCTTTGTGATATTGTAAACTAATTGATTTGCCAGGATTAATTGTTAATTCTTTAACTTTACAACCATCAATTTCATGCAATACTCTATAATATCCCCATTGTCTTTCTTCTTTTGGATTTTTCCATTCTCGTAAAATCCATGATGATGAATTTTTTTTATCATCACCACCAACTCCAAACTCATATTTTATACCATCCATTATTTCATTTTTTGGTATATTTTCTAATGTCCTATCACCACCTTTTGCAAATATAATTTCATCATCTTTCCACTTATCTTTACAATATTTTAATGCATTTGAAACTGAACCATCTGAATCATCAAAACTAAACACCTCATCTACAGATTTTAAATTTTCCAAAATACATTTTCTTTCCTCAAATGGCATAAATGATTTATTCTTTTTTCTAACTAACCAATCATCACTATTTAATGCTACTATTAACTTATCACCTAACATTGCAGCTTCATTAATGTAAGATATATGTCCACTATGAATAGGGTCAAACCCACCAGATACAATAACAATTTTCATTATTTTTTATCAACTCCATTGTAAATATAATACTCTTTTTTATTAATCATGGTTGTATAAATTCCATCTATAGTTCTCAAATAATTTCTGTATCTTCTAAATCCTATCTGTTTACCCCAATCAAGATACTTAGACATAGTTTTGGTATCTACTGTTTTTTGTTTCTTAACAAAGTCTACGATATCTTCTTTTTTATTACCAGATTTTACAATATTATTTGATTGTTTATCTATAGCTTCACTTATCATATTATTAAATGATATAACTCTATTTGTCCATGCGTGAACACTAGAACAATGGTCTAATGCAAGTTGAGATTGTTGATTTCTCCAATCATTATCATCCAACATGCGATTAATTAATTGAACAGCTTCGAGAGCAGTTTTAAATCCACTTTCCATTTTATCACCAAATAATTCC